AAAAAACCACATCCTTTCATTAAAGAAATAAAGGTGTGCCATCTTCCAGCAAATATTGGAGTTGCTGGATCTTGGAATATGATAATTAAGTGTGCTATGAAATGTCCATATTGGATTATTTCAAGTCATGATGTTGCATTTACTCCTGGATTTTTAGAAAATTTTATTTCCAAAGCTGATGATAAAGATGTTGGTATTGTCCACGGTGGAAATCGTGGAGCTTGGGATATATTTCTTTTAAAGGATTGGGTAGTTCAGGAATGTGGATTATTTGATGAAAATTTCTATCCAGGTTATGTGGAAGATTGTGATTATTTTATAAGAACAATGCTCAAGGGAGTGAAAAGAGCAAACGCAGATCTTCATTATCTGCACGGAGAAAAAGATTATGAGACCACAGGATCTCAAACTTGGAGAGAAGATCCTTCACTGAAGGATAAATTATATCATAGTCGTTATGTTAATGAAGTTTCATATATGTATTCTAAGTGGGGTCCAGAGTGGCACAAAGGAATAGATTGGGTTGATACTAACCCTTATAAGTATCCTTTTAATAATAAGGAGCTTCCATTAAATTATACGACTTATGATTTAAATTTTGTAAGAGGAAAACATTTAGGATTTTAACATATGGATTTTTCAGAAAAAATTGATATCGTTGTTCAGGGACCTTATACAGACTACACTGATTATGTGGCAGAATGTTATTTAGAACTTCCTTTTGTCAATAATGTAATTATTTCCTGTTGGGAAAATGACAAGATGCCCATTCCAAAAAGACGGGTAAAATTTGTTAGGAGTAAATATCCAATTTCTCCTGGAACTGACAATAAAAATATGCAGATCGTTTCTTCTTTGAACGGTTTAAAGGCTTGCGAAACTAATTATTCTGTTAAGGTAAGATCGGATCAGAAGTTTACCTATGAAAGTATGATAGGTATGTATGACTTCTTCTTAAAGAATAATCAAAAAAATATTCATTATACATATAATGATAAAAAACCATATAACAGGATATTTGTGGCAGGACATTATCCTAGATATCTTTTTGCTACTAGAGATCATATTTACTGGGGTCATACTGATGATCTGATTGAGTTGTTTGATATTCCTTTAGAGCAGAATAGTTTAGTTGATACTATTAGGGTTCCTAAGGATAGACTTGGTTGGTATGTTGACCACTTTATTAGAAGTGAAACTTACATAGGAGCTCATTATTGTTCTAATTTTGAAGAGCAAATTAATAGATTTCTTTTACTTCCAAAAGAGCATCTATATGATAATGCAATTTATTGGTATCATGTAAAGGCAATTAGTGATAAAATAACAAGAAAAGTTTTTAAATCTTTTCCTAAAAGTGTTATAAATCTTGAGTGGGTTAGATGGAGAAGATCTGGATTTAGTTTTAATTTTGACGAGTATTTAAAAGTATCTGCTTGGGACGAGGAGGGATTTTGAGTTATGAATTTCACTGTATATTCTAAGGACGGATGTCCTTATTGCCAAAAAGTTAAACAAGTTTTGGAGTTGACTAAACATCAATTTGTGGTGTATAATTTGGGAGAAGATTTTACAAGGGATGAATTTTACGCAGAGTTTGGGGAAGGGTCTACATTTCCTCAAGTTATTTGTGATGATAATCATATCGGTGGATGCACTGATACTGTAAAATATCTTCAAGAAAAAAATATTTTATGACGAACCTAAATAATTCATACCACAAAAATCGTGGCCTTGAATTTGTTCTTAATGGGGGAAAAAGAAAGCAAATAAAACCTTTCCACGTCATTTTTGAAAAGATGGTTTGCTTTCTCAATCGGGAATTGACCATCTATTTTGAATTTTCCTTCCTTTTTAGGAAAAAATAGTAGTTTCCCGGAGAAAAGAAATGGTAGCAGTTAGTTTAGTATTTGGTTCCTTTCTAACAATATTATTTCTTATAGTTGGATTAGTGACGGGATGGGTTGCTAGAGAATATATGATGAATTATCGGGAAATCCCAAGACTTCATCCAGAAATGTTTGATACTCAAGGGAATATTATTCCTGATGAAGTTATAGCTTTTAGATTTGAAAATACTGATTACGATTATGACAACGAAAACGACAACGAAGACGAAGAGTAAAACACCTACTACTAAACAATCTATTAGTTCAGTAAGTGATAATTTGCCAATTAATCCCTTTGCTTTTGAAGTTTTGAATTTGGTTTCAAAGCAAAGGGCAAATGCTAAGAAAGTTGAACTTCTTAGAAAATATGGTGATAATTCATTGAAAGCTATTTTTATTTGGAACTTTGATGAGAGTGTAATTTCTTTATTACCAGATGGTCCAGTTCCATATGCAAGCGTTGGTGAGCAAAATTCTTTTAGTGGAACTATAAGTCAAAAAGTTGATGATGCAGTTTCAAAGATGTCGGAATTAAATACGACCTCTCTTGGTGCAAATGATCAAGGTAAATCTTCTATTCGTAAAGAATATCAAAAATTTTATAATTTCATCAAAGGTGGAAATGATGGATTGAGTTCTCTTCGCAGAGAAACTATGTTCATTAATATTCTTCAAGGACTTCATCCTCTTGAAGCGGAAATGTTAATTCTTGTTAAGGATAAAAAACTTCAAACAAGGTATAAAATAACCAAAGAAATTGTTTCTGAAGCTTTTCCTGATATTAAATGGGGTGGTCGTTCGTGAGTAAACTTCATGAAGTAATTGAGAAATCTCAGAGTGAGGTAAAGCATATGGAACATTGGACATCTGTAGAAAAAGAATCTTGCAAATCACGTTACGGATGTGACATAATGATTGAAAATGGTTCATATGCTGAAGTGTGTACAAAAGAAGCTCCTAACGATGCATATATTGTAAAATACAATGTAGATGATAAGATTTGTTTTGATTTGACTAGAGGATCTAAAACTCGTCTGTTTGATATGTATTGGGATAAGTTTCGTGATAATTTAAAAAGTATTGAGTTTGGATACGGTAGAATTAATCCAAAACTCTGGGGATATCAAAAGCCTCAAAAGAAAAAGAGAAAGTGATTTCAAAAATGCTGGGAAAATTTTCCCGGCATTTTTTTTACCTCTTAAGATTTTTAAAAATTGTAACATTTTATACAAAAAAATTGTTATAAATTATAATACGTTGATCACAACTGTGACGGAAGTACCATTCGGGAAGCAACGCACCAATACCCAAAAAGTAAAGGAGCAAATTAATGGCACTTATTTTAATTAAACAAAAAATGCTGAAAGAGAGGCGTCTACTGGAAGCACAACTTTATATGGCAACTCGTATTTGAGTTTAGGGGAGGATTGACATCCTCCCTTTTTTTATGTACAATGAACGAAGAGAACTATAAGGTATGGATAGAGAAAAACTAAAACTTATTGTTCGTAATCTAGAATTGCTTGTAGATTCTTTAAAAGCAGAAGTTTATTCTGATATTTCTGCTTATAGTCCTATGAAACCAATAGGAAAAAAACCAATTTTAGATTATGATGAAATTTTTGAAGACGATGATGGGTACCCAGATTAAAAATGAAAAGTTTTGAAAAACAGCTTATTTCGGAAATTAGAAGGCAAGAATTACAAAAAGTGAGCAGAGCAAAAGAACTAGTAAAACTTCTTGAACGTCTTGTAAAACAAGATCATCTTTATGCAGAAGATAAAATTAAAGAAATGAGATCACAACTCAAGGTGGTAAAACAAGAAATTGCTCAGATAGAAGCAAAAACATCAAAAGGATTTGGAAAGAAATGACAGTAAAACTTATTAGCGTGACTCCAGATGCAGAGAAAACAATGGCATATGTTGCTAGAGTTTCTAATCCTGCGAATCAAGACAACGAAAACTATGCCAAGTTGCTTGCTTATTGTATTAAGCATAATCATTGGTCTGTTTTTGAACAGTCTTTTATGACTCTTGAGATTGAAACTAATCGTGGTATAGCAGCACAAATACTCCGTCATAGGAGTTTTACCTATCAGGAATTTTCGCAACGGTATGCAGATAGTTCTTTGCTAGGAGAGTATATTCCTGTTCCAGATCTTCGTCGTCAGGATACAAAGAATCGTCAGAATAGTATTGATGATATTGGTGAATATGAAAAACTGTCTCTTCAGAGTAAAATTCAAGAGCATTTTGCGGAGGGTATGCGCCTCTACAAGGAACTTCTTTCTCACGGGGTGGCAAAGGAGTGTGCAAGGTTTGTACTGCCCTTAGCAACGCCCACAAGGATCTATATGACAGGCTCTTGCAGGTCATGGATCCATTATATTAATCTTCGCTCTGCTAATGGGACGCAGCAAGAACACATGGATATTGCACTTGCTTGCAAAGAAGTTTTTAAAGGTCAATTTCCATCGGTTGCAGAAGCACTTGAATGGATCTAAATAAATTATCTTGATATTGTAACTTTATGGCAATTTATCCAATTATTCACAAGGAAACTGGTGAAAAAAGAGTTGTTGAAATGAGTGTTCATGATATTCAACAATGGTACAAGGACAATCCCGAATGGCAGAGGGATTGGTCTGAAGGATGTGCTTCACCTGGTGAAGTGGGAGATTGGAAAAATAAACTAATCTCTAAAAATCCTGGGTGGAACGATGTTTTAGGTCGTGCTGCCAAAATGCCTGGTTCAAACGTTAAGAAAATCTAGTATGGCAAGAAAAAGAAGGACGAATGACCAACCAATCGGGGTTGGTTTAACAACCCGTCAAATGAAGCGTAGAAAACCTTTAAGTAGCGATTATCTGGTTGATATTGAACCTCTTACAGAGAATCAAAAAATTCTTTTTAATTCCTATGCTTCAAATAAGCATATTGTTGCTTATGGATGCGCTGGAACTGGAAAGACTTTTATTACACTCTATAATGCTTTATGTGATGTTTTGGATGAAAAAAGTCCTTACGAAAGAGTTTATATTGTAAGGTCTTTGGTTGCTACAAGGGAAATTGGTTTTCTTCCTGGAACACACGATGATAAATCTGATATTTACCAAATTCCATATAAGAATATGGTTAAATATATGTTCCAAATGTCTTCAGATTCCGAGTTTGAAATGCTTTATGGAAATCTGAAAGCACAAGAAACAGTCAAATTCTGGAGTACTTCATTCCTCCGTGGAACAACTCTTGATAATGCAATCGTGATTGTTGATGAATTTCAGAACCTCAATTTCCACGAACTTGATTCAATTATTACCCGAGTTGGTGAGAATACTAAAATTTGTTTCTGTGGTGACGCCACTCAAACAGATCTTGTAAAAACAAATGAAAGAAATGGTATTATAGACTTTATGTCCATCTTGCGTAAAATGCCATCTTTTGATATAATTGAGTTTGGAGTTGATGATATCGTTCGGTCTGGTCTTGTCAAAGAATATATCTTAGCAAAAATGGAAGCAGGATTTTAATGTTCAATCATATTGATGTGAATCTCCCTCAACTTGAGCGAGAAACTATAGATGGTGTTCGATATTATAAAGTTCCAGATCTAGAACAACTTTTAAAGTTAGTTTCAATTACTTCTGTTACTAGTCACAAAAATCGCCAGTTTTTTGCAAACTGGCGTAAAAAAATTGGAGAAGAAGAAGCAGATAAAATTACACGGCAGGCAACTAGCCGTGGAACTGATATGCACACTCTAGTTGAACATCATTTAAAGAATGAAGATCTTCCAGAAGTTCAACCTTTATCTCAATTTTTATTTAAAATTGCGAAGAAAGATTTAAATCGTATAAATAATGTTTATGCTCTTGAAGGTTCCCTATACAGCAAAGTACTTGGAGTAGCGGGAACTGTAGATTGTATTGCCGAGTTTGATGGCGAATTAGCGATAATCGATTTCAAAACATCTAAAAAACCAAAACCACGGGAGTGGATTGAACATTATTTTGTTCAATGTGCTGCTTATGCTTGTATGTTTTATGAACTTACAGGTATTCCTGTTAAAAAACTTGTAATCATCATGTCTTGCGAAAATGGAGAATGCGTCATTTATGAAGAAAGAGACAAATCAAAATACATCAAACTACTCACCCAATACATTAGAGAGTTTGTTAGAGATAAACTGGAATTGTATGGAAACAAATAAAGAACTAGAACAGGCAATAGAAGACAAGTTTTTAACACCATCTAAATTTGCTTTAGAAATTGAAAATATAGTCGCTATTGAAAAAGTAAACTACATTGATGCTATTTGTCATTATTGTGAAATTAACAATATTGACGTAGAATCAGTAACAAAACTTATTTCAAAACCTCTTAAAGAAAGACTTAAATGGGACGCTATTCGTCTCAACTTTATGAAAAAAACTTCTAGAGCAAAACTTCCACTATGAGTCCTTTTGAGACATATCAAACTTATCTTTCAATGAAAAGTCATTTTACAAATCGTAAATATGACTTTTTTAAGTATGGAGGCAAATCAAAAGCAACAGTTGCAACATTTAATAAACGTAAAGACAAATACTGGTTTGAAAAAACATCTAGAAAATATTCAGACAAAGAAATTGTAGATTTTTTATTATCTAATTTTGTATCAGTAGATAACCCACAAAACTTATGGATTGGAGAAATTATCAATTCTGGCGAAAGAACTTACGCCGATTGGATGAGAAGGCAACAGAGTTTGAGTTACTTGTTCAGGGAGCAATCAACAGAATTGTTCTCGGAGATCAAATTAGACGATGCACTGAATTGTTCCAAAGGACACCCTCCAGTCTTCAAAAGACTTCTAAGCGGGAGATTATCATTAGAAACATTCGTAATCTACGACAAAATATTTCGTTTCTCAGAAAATTTTGATAAAAAACTTTTGGATCCTGTGTGGGAAACCATAAGTTTAAAAATCAAAAAGTATGATCCCTTTCTAAATATCAATATGTTCCAATACAAAAAAATCTTAAGAGATATTTTATATGAGTAAATTTTTTGATTCTGAATTAATTCAACAAGAATTACGTGAAATTAATGAACTTCAAGAATTCATTTACAAAAGTATTTTATCTTTTGGTTTAATGAATCGTGAAGGTAAATTGGAGCATATTGAAAAATTAACAGAACTTCTTGAGAAACAGAAGATTATGTATACGAGACTATCTCTTTCCGATGATCCCGAGGCAATCGAGATGAAGGAAAATCTGAGAAAATCTGTTGCTTTGATGGGATTCTCTCCCGAGACTGATATGACGGTTCTGTTTAACAGTATGACCAAAACGATTGAATCCCTCAAGAAGTACCTTGACTGACCGAGGCATCCTTGCTATAATATCTAAGTAAATCCAACGTATCCAACGTATCCGAGGTATCTAATGTCTTTCGCAGATCTTAAGAAACAATCCAAACTGGGTTCTCTCACCGAAAAACTGGTGAAAGAAGTCGAAAAAATGAATACTAGTAACGGTTCTAGTGATGACCGTTTGTGGAAACTTGATTGCGACAAATCTGGTAATGGTTACGCAGTTATTCGATTCCTTCCCGCACCAGAAGGCGAAGATCTTCCTTTCATCAAAGTTTACTCCCACGCCTTCCAGGGACCTGGTGGATGGTTGATCGATAATTGCCTGACTTCCCTGAACCAAAAGTGCCCAGTATGTGAGCACAACTCTGGTCTTTGGAATAATGGAACTGATGCTGGCAAAGAAGTTGCACGTAAGCAGAAGCGTAAACTGACTTATATGAGTAACATCTATGTCGTCAAAGATCCTGCAAACCCTGAAAACGAAGGCAAAGTGTTTCTTTTCAAATACGGAAAGAAAATCTTTGATAAAATTTCAGAGGCGATGCAACCCGAATTTGAGGATGAGTCTCCCATTGATCCCTTCGACTTCTGGGGAGGTGCAAACTTCAAACTGAAGGCAAAGAATGTCGCTGGTTATCGTAACTACGATTCTTCTGAGTTTGCTGCTGCTAGTGCTCTTCTGGATGATGATGATGCTATGGAAGCAATCTGGAAGAAGCAGTATTCTCTCTCTGATTTCCTGAGTCCTGCAGAGTTTAAGACTTATGAAGAACTCAAGAAGCGTCTCAGTTCTGTTCTAGGTGCTAAGAATTCTCGCATTGATGAAGAAGTTGATGATGAGGATGATTCTCGTGGTTCTGTAAGGGAACTTGATACTGATCTTCGCAATGAACTCAGTAATCTCAAACCCACCCGTCGCCCTGCACCCGTAGAGGATGACGATGACGATGCCCTTTCCTACTTCGCTAAGTTGGCAGAAGACTGATTAGGTGCTATAATGGGGGGGAGTTGGTTCTCCCCCTTTTTTTATGAAATCTGAATTTTATATTGATAAGATTTCTAAAAAGCAGGCAGAAGAACTCTTACTTCAATATCACTATTTAAAAGATTTATCCAAAGGATTTAAGTCTGGATATAATTACGGATTGTTCCAAGGAAATGAGTTCTCACCTCTAAATATTGGTGGACTAAAAGGGGTCTGTATCTTTACAGGACTGCCTGTTCCAGAAATTGCAAAAGGCGCTTTTGGACTTGAACGAAATGAGCAACAAGGACTCTTTGAACTCTCAAGACTCTGCATTCATCCGCAAACTCAACAGAGCGAGCATAATATCACTTCTTGGTTTGTTTCAAAAGCGATTAGACAACTACGAAAAGATACAGAGGTCAAGGCAATTATTTCCTACGCTGATAGTGATTTTCACAACGGCACAATTTATCGGGCTTGTAACTTTAAGTATTATGGTCTTACAGATGCAAAAAAAGATTTCTATTTTGCAGATGGCACCAAGCATTCACGAGGAAAAATAAAAGGTGCCGAAGGAGAATGGAAAGAACGCTCCCGCAAGCACCGTTTTATGATGGTATTTGATAAGAATCTGAAAGTCTTATGGTGAAGTATTTAAAGTATTTTCAGTTTTAATCAGTTTGGTATTAATGTATTGTGAAGATTTTTCATAATACATTATAGATCTAATATCATTCAGATACTGTTGTAGATATTGTGGTTTTAGAATATAAATTGATCTTTTTTGATTGTTCTTATCAATCTCATAATCATAATTAGAAACACCAACAACAGGATTTAAAGTTATATATGGATTATCTGGATTTGGTATAGTAAAATCAGAATCAACTACTTTTCCTGCTGGTAAAATTAAATTTCCATTATTGTTTTTAACCTCAGTAGTCTGATAATATTTAATTTCATACATCCTATCAAGACCATATTTTTCTTCAACAAATCTGTATAGATCTCTATTAGATAGAGGCCATTCATTTCTAACATTTATAATATTTGCCGAAAGTAAAACAACCCAATCTAAATCTGATGATCCGTATATTCTTTCGGCAACCGTATCTGGTCTTTCTCCTTCACTAATTTGATACTTATTAAAGAGAGTAAAAACATTTTGTAAATCATCACGTAGTTTTACTCTACGGAATAAGTTTTTAACTCTCACATAATTAAGTGAAGAATTTTTAGATGATAATTGAGATTGATAATCAATATCTGGAAGTTCTCTGAAGTAACTCATCTTAGTATCCTACTCCTGGTCCTGCATCTTGTTCATCATAATCTTCTGCATAGATTGGATTAAGTTCTTTGAAAGTTAATAACATTGATGTGTGAACTGGTGTTCCATCGGAATAAGAAGAATAATTTCCAGATGCAGTATAATCCAATCTCATATCTAATAAAGCACAAGTTTTAAATGCATTTAGAAATGGGTGATCTGCATTGCCACTTTTATATTTAATCTCAAATACATCTGGTGCGCTTATTACCAAACCAGATCCAGGTCCTCCAAATACATTTGTTTTTGCAGACATCGATCTTTTAATTGTTTTAATAATTTGCTTTACAACTTGTCCCTCAAATGCATCTCTAGGTGCAAAATCAAATGTAAAATTAAATTCTCTTAGATTTACACTATTAAATAGTAATTCTAAATTAGGATTTATTACTGCTCCTGTTGATCTGGAAAGAGCACTTTGAAAACTTACGTTTCCACCAGCACTACTGACTATTTTACTTACAACCGCAGCTATTGTAGCTTTTTGACCATCTCCAGTTTGAATGGCACCCACTCCAGTTGTTAAGGTGTTTTGTAATATAGATCCAATATCCTTTGGATTTTTAATTAGACCTTCTACTGCTGCAGCACCCATACCTGCTAAAGGATTGAGTCTGTCTGGACCCCCCCAATCAACAGAATTTCCATCAGAAAGTTGTTTAGGAATTGGTAAATGAATATATGCAATTGGATTTTTAAGAGATCCAGATTCTTTATTTCTAATTGTTGAAGTTCCAGTTGCAAATTTAAAGGTTCCTGGAGCAGCATTAAATCCTGGTGCTTTATATTGTACGATTTTTATCTCAAGCCAATCCGAATTTCCTTCTAACTGAGCGTTTGGATATCTTAATGGAACTCCACTTGTTGCACTTTGCGACTGTGGAGTTTGTTGATTGGTAACACTGGCATTTCCATTAACATAATCTGATAATGGTCTAATATTAGAAACATTATCATATGATATTGTACTATTTGGACTAGTTGTACTCAGATCTATATTATTTTGTGCTAGTGTAAATCCAGAGATTGGATCAGCCATATATTTTTTTTAACTATTTATTTTTAAATTTTGCAAAAGGTATAGTTTGTAAATCTTTAACTTCTTCTGGATAAACTCTATGCAATGAACCCACAATTTCTTGCCAACTATATTGTCTTGGTTCTCCCCAATGAAAATTAATTCCCCTAAATCCCCATTTAAAAATATCAGTTACTGCAACAAAAGGATGGGCATCATAAGTTATATTTGATGATTTTGGATTATATATGAAAACATAATATTCTCCAGTATTAGGTACAATTTCTGTTTCTGAGAGAACTTCTAATATTTTTAACATAAAATCATCAGGATCTTCTAATCCGATTAATTGTCTTAGAAGAGGACGGATTCTATTACTATTAGTATCTGATACTTGACTTTTTTGTCTTTGCTTGATAGTTTTTCTTGGCATCTTAAGACCTTATATTAAGATCATCTTCGGTTAAAATTTTAAATCCATACTGCCTATCTTCACACCATTCTCTGGCATATTGCCACTTAGATTGATTCTTTGCATATTCCATTACTTCACTTAAATATCCTTTTGTTCTCCTTTGTGGTTCTTTTGGAGGTTTTAGTTGTTTTTTAGGTTTAATTTCAACAAGATATTTTTGAATAGAACCATTTGACATTTGTTCCTTTACATAAAAATCTGGAAAATATCTATGAGGACGATTGTCAATAGGTGACTTATACCAAATAAAGATTTCTTCACTTGACCATTCTAAAATATGTTCATTAGAATCTAAGTATTTCATATATTTTCTTTCCCATAGGGACCTCCAAACTACATTTGTAGGGTCTCCTTTATATTTTTGGGGATTTTTGAGTTTGTATTTTCCTTTGTATGACATCTAAATAACTACATAATAAAAAACTTAATAAAGGTATTTAGAGTGCCTATACGTCGCCCTATATCAGCGTTTAAGAAAACTCTCACAAACTTAGCACAAACATCTCATTATCAAGTTATAATGGATGCTCCTTATCCTGTGAGAAGATATTTATTGGATAGGGGAGTTGATCCGTTTTTTATTACGGAAAACGTTGGTCTTTTGTGCTCTTCGGCATCTTTACCTGGTAGTTCATTTGCAACAGCAGATATTGTAGGGAACTTTACGGGTGTTGTTGAAAAAATGGCACATACCCGTCAATTCACTCAGATTGATTTAGAATTTTATGTTGATGCAGATTATCGTGTAATTAAATTCTTAGAACACTGGTGTGAATTTATATCAGGTGCTTCCCAAGTTAATCCTGGAAGAGATGGATATTTCTTCAGAATGAGATATCCATCGGAATATAAAACTAATCGTACAAGAATTATAAAATTTAATAGAGATTATAAGGCAGAAATAGAATATACATTTTTTGGAATGTTTCCAGTTGCTATGAATAATGTGAGTGTTTCGTATGATTCATCAGGTATATTAAAGGCATCTGCCACATTTAATTTTGATCGTTATGTTTGTGGACCAGTCACAAATCTTGATTTCATTAGAGGAATTAATTTTAATAACGTTACCAAACCACCATCACAACCACCAGTAATTTACAGAACTGGTCAATCTTTAGGTAATGAAAGTGGTGTAAGAGGTGTTCAATACACTCCAGGAAATGTTAATCCTACGATAGTAAGATAAATAATCTTAATGAATTTTGTGGGATATTATGCCATTACCAAAAGTATCTACACCAACTTATGAGTTGGAAATACCATCAACTGGAAAGAAAATTAATTATAGACCTTTTCTAGTTAAAGAAGAAAAGGTTCTTATCATCGCTATGGAGAGTGAGGATCCAAAGCAAATAGCAAATGCAGTTAAAACCGTAATATCTAACTGCATCTTAACGAAAGGAGTAAAGGTAGATAATCTTTCAACATTTGATATTGAATATTTGTTTTTAAATATTCGTGGAAAATCTGTTGGAGAAACTGTTGAAGTTATGATTACCTGTCCAGATGATGGTGAAACTAAGATTCCCATTGAAATAAACCTGGATGATATTAAAGTTCATACAAGTAAAGAACATAGTAGAGATATTAAACTTGATAGTAATTTAACTCTCAGAATGAAATATCCATCATTAAATGAGTTTATCAAAAATAATTTTAGTAACATTAGTACTGTAAGTGTTGATGATACATTTGATTTAGTTTCTTCTTGTATGGAACAAGTTTATTCTGAAGAAGAATCCTGGTCTGCTTCTGATTGTACTAAAAAAGAATTAGTGGAATTTCTTGATCAACTTTCTCCAAGTCAATTTAAGGAGATTGAAAAGTTCTTTGAAACGATGCCAAAACTTTCTCATACTATTACTTTTACAAATCCAAAAACTAAAGTTGAAAATGAAGTTGTTTTGGAGGGATTATCTGATTTTTTCGCATAGGGATGGCGCACGAAGATCTTGCGTCATATTACAAGACTAATTTTGCCTTGATACAACATCATAAATATTCTTTAACAGAGTTAGAAAATATGATTCCCTGGGAAAGAGAAGTATACCTTTCTCTTTTACAGCAGTTTATAGAAGAAGAAAATTTAAAGAACAAGGTAAATGGTTGAGATCTCATCACCAATTTCTAGAGAAAATAGAATTCAAATATCCAGATCAGCTAATATTTCTGGATTAGTTGGAGATAGATCCTCTATTCTTTCTCAAAATCCATATCAAGCACAAAAATCTGGTCCAGATCCTCAGTCAATACAACTTTTAGAGACAAATCAATCTTCTTTAAATATTATATCTACTGGTCTGGTTACTCTTAGACAAAGAATAGATAATCTTTCAAATTCATTAAGTTCACTATCATCTACTGTAGTTAATAATAGTATTCTTGAAAATTATAGAGAGCAGCAAAAATTAGAACAAGATAGAATATTGCAGCAGCAGGCACTCAGGGATGAATCTGAATCTGTTATTGAAAATAGAATAAGTTCGGCATTAGTTGCTCCAGTTAAAAATATTTCAGAAAAAGCTTCTAATAGTTTGAATTCCCTAATGGGGACTCTTACTAGTCTTTTTCTTGGATGGTTGTCTTTTAATACTATAGGTAAGATAGGTGGTTTAATTACCAAATCATTTGAAGGTTTAAAAAATCTTCAGAAAGGAGCTCAAGATAATTTTAAGTTTATTTCAAATATATTTGGTAATGTAAAAGGAGCAATAGATGATATTATTACTAAAATTTCCAATTTTTCCAATTCAATATTTAAATTCGTAACTGATAATCCTTTAGTAAATTCTATTAAATCTTTATTAGATAAACTTGGTCCTGGAGAAGGTAAGACACCAGCTCCAGAACCATCTCCAGCTCCAGCTCCATTATTAAAAGAAGGTACTAAAGCTGGCACAGAAGCAGCAACAGAAGCAGCAACTAAGGCAGGAACTAAGGTAGAAACTAAAGTTGGTACAGCAGCAGCAACTGAATCCGCATCCAAATTGGGATCAAAAGCATCTAGATTTCTCCCATTTCTCAATATACCAATATCTTCATACTTTGCCTATCAAAATATAAAGCAGGGTGATCCTATTGGAGCAGCATTTGATGTTGGTGGAATGATTCCTGGATTGCCAGGATGGGCTTCAATTGTGGCAGGCGCAGCATATGAATGGAAAACTGGTGGCGGAATAAAAATTAACAACCCATTTGAATCTAAACCAGAACAATCAAAACCACAACAAAAAGTAACTCCTGCACCCCAAAAATCTAATATTCCTGATAAACCTCCAGTACAAGCACAACCACAAACTCCACTAATATCACCTTCACAAATTCAAATTGAAGGTGAAAAAAAGGCTCAGGAAATTACACCATCAAATGTTTCCTTTAATTTTGGAGATCAAGTATCAAATATTAATTCTAAGATATTTCCAACCTTTAATGAAGAGCAGCAATATTCAGTAGATATGTCTTCTGTGCTGGATATGAAACAACCTCTTAAGACTGGAGATGATAATACTTTTATGATGTTTGAAGGAAAGCAAAATGAAGAATTAATTTCTTCTAAACCTCAATCACCAACAATTGAGAGTATGAAGAAACCAGAATCTGCAGTTGGGCCATTAGAAAAACCACAACCAAATATTACTATTGCACCTATTCCGCAACCATCCCAAACTGCAGGACCTCAAATGCCATCTCCAGGTAATGACGTTCCTGCTATACCTTCTTCCAATCCTGATAATTTCTACGCCTTATACTCTCAAGTACACTATAATATTGTAGTATAAAATGGCACCTAATATACTTAAAAGATCTTTAGTTAATTTTAAAAATATTACAAAGGGTATGTTTTCCCTTAATGAAGGGTTGGGTAGGAGCCAGAAATATACTGCAAATATTAGTAAAGATCTTCTAAAAAGTTCTGAAAAGAAGAAAAAGTATTTAAGGGAAAGTTCATTTTCTTTTAAAAGAAAAATAGAATCTTCTAGAAGAAAAAAATCTGAAGGTATTATAGAATTGTCTAAAGTTGGTGCAGTTTTTAGAGCGCCAGGTAGAGTAATAGCAGATACAACCAAGGGATTTTTTAGTAGAATACTCAATTTTGCAGGAACAATTATGGCAGGATGGATGATTTATAATCTTCCTTCCATTATTGGAATGGCACAAGAGTTAGGATCAAGAGCCATAAGATTAACTCAGATATTACAATCTTTTGCTCCAAATGCATTAAGCATTCTAGGTTCATTTGGAGATGTTATTGGTTCATATGTTACAAATTTTGCATCTTTTGATTTTCAAGATTCTAGTAATAGAGTTGAGAATTCTATGAAAAATTTAAATACTGCTCTCTCTGGATTACAAGGTTCTTTTGATGAGGTAATACAATTATTTACAACTCCTCTTACTAAAGGACTTGGTGGTCGTGAAGATTCTCCAGAATTAGGTACTGATTATAGTCAACGGCAAGGTGGAGGTGGTGGACTTCCAGATCCAAAATCAGCAGAAATGTATCGTATCGCAGCTGCACTTAGTACTGAAGGTAGTGGTCCACAATCTACTGTTGATATGATGCAAGTAGTGGTTAATAGAAAAGCGAGTGGAAGATATCCTGGTACATATACAGATATTCTTGCTGCCCCAGGACCACAATTTGCTGGAGTTTGGGATAGACCAGGAGGACCAAGTGGGTTTAGAAAAATACAAACATTACAAGATGCTGCTAAATGGTCAGGTCAATCTGAAGCAACTTTATTAGGAATTATTAAAAATATACAAGATCCCACTTTACAGGCAAATTCTGCAAAATTTGTTGGTGGTGCTTTGGAGTTTAGAGCACAACCAGGATATTATAGAGAAAGGGGATTAGTTAAAGGGCAAATGGGTCCAAATGGTAGATTTTATGGTTCTGCATGGAGAGGAGGTCCAGGAGATAATCAATTTCTTAAAGATCCTAGTAGGGGAGATCCTGTTAGACCTGAAGGTGCAGCTTCATTCAATTTACCAACACCAGTATCACCAACAGCAAAAATTCAACCATCTCCCAGATCAACTGGAACTATGAATTTAGTTCCTCAAACTGGACCTGGTGGGTTTATTCAAGGTGGATCTAGTGACAAAAGTGAAACTGCATACGCAACACACTTTCATATTGATTTAAAAACACCAAATTATACACAAGAAGGATTGTTAAAGATTCGTGAAGTTGCTTTTCAAGCAATTAAATCTATGCAAGCAAGAGGATCTTATGTTACCTTTGGAAATATACCAGGATATCCTGTTGCAAGTAAAAATGATTCTATTTTAAGATCACAAATTCTTCAGGAACAACAAGGTCACGGTTCAAGATCTAGTCCTGGGGTAGATGTTCAGGAACATAATTCTAAATTACAAAGAACTTTTCCATCACAACCTGGATCAAAAACAACATTCCCATTTGCGGTTGGTGCAGTTTATTGGAGAGGTGGATATGGAAGAGAGGCAGAAATTATAGGATCTAATGGAGTAACTGTTTCTCACGGTGCTTCTGGATCTAGAGCAAGTGAATTATCACAACAACCAGCTCCACCTCCAGCCCCATCTGCAAAAATTTCTCCAACTCCTAGACAACCAATAGAAGAAAAGATAGTTCCAGAATCTGAGCAGGAATCTTATGTTGTTCCTTTTGCTTATCCACAATCTCAACCACAAACTCAGGTTGTTATACCATCTAAACCACAAACGAATATTAATATGTCTGATACTTCGTTAAATAGATTTATAACTAAAAAGTTACTCTTAGACCTAGCATACACATAATGTCAGTAAAAAAGTCCATATATGAAGAGTTCTTCATAGAATCTAACGATAGATCAAAAACTGTTGATATTAAGCAGGGGGTTGCTTCTTTCGATTACTATGAGGATATTTTTTCACCAACAATTACTGCTAAGGTGATTGTTGCTAATACTGGACAATCAATAACTGGTAAGGATGGTAAACCTCAATCGATTTATAATGGTTTACCTTTAAGAGGTGGAGAAAGAGTTTCTATAAAAATTGCTGGAAATTCTTCAACAAATCCTGGACTTGATTTTGCTACGAATACAACAGATTATTTGTATGTTTCTAGTATTTCAAATGTTATTAGTGAGACTCAGAGAGAAAGTTTTGTTCTTAATTTAGTTTCAAGAGAAGCAATCACAAATGAAACAACAAGGGTTCCTAGAAAGTTTCCAACTTCATCATCAATTGATGAATCAGTTAATGCCATCATAAAAGATTATTTAAAAACTGATAAGGTTGGAAAAATAGATAAAACTTCAAACAAATATGGATTTATTGGAAATCTTAGAAAACCATTCACAGTTTTAGTGTGGTTAGCATCAAAGGCAGTTCCTAATATGTCTGGAGATGCTACTGCTGGATTTGTATTTTTTCAGACCAAAGATGGATTTCAATTTAGATCAATTGATGCTTTAATTACGGAAACTTCAAAAGCAACTTATACATATACTGAAGTTAATCAATCTAGTATTGATCGCAATAACGATTTTAATATCTTAAAATACTCCACAAATAGAAATCAAAATCTTTTAGAAAAACTGAGATTGGGGACATACTGTAGTTATAGAATGTTTTATAATCCATTAACTTTTGAGTTTACAAGTCCAGAAAAAGGAATATTTAAGTTTTCGGATTATGCTGGAAATATGAAAAATCTTGGCGATGATATGGTTCTTCCAAATATAACAAATTCATCTAATGTTACTCTTGGTGATATTCCGACAAGAATTTTAACTCAAGTTTTAGATATTGGTACTATGGAAAAGAATGTATCTAAAGATATAAATTCTGATCCATTCAAGTATCAATCTCAATCTATTATGAGATATAATGTTTTGTTTACTCAAACTTTGAATATGACCATACCTTCTAATACTAATCTAAGGGCTGGCGATATTATTACGTGCGAATTTCCGAAAATTTCTAACTCTGACAGTAAAGAAATGGACGATGATCAAAGTGGACTATATATGATAAAAGAACTTTGTCATCATTTTGATACTGAGGGATCTTACACTTCTATGCTATTAATTAGGGATACATTTGGGAGACACGGGACAAATAATAAAGAGTAAGTAGATATGCAAGATGAATCTCTAATCAAAAGTAATTTTATCGGTAGAGATGGATTTAGGTGGTGGATTGGTCAAATACCACCAGAAAAATCTCACGGAAATCAATTAAATGGTGCTGGATGGGGAAATAGATTTAAGGTTCGCATTATGGGTTATCACCCATACAGCCTGGTTGATCTACCAGATGAAGATCTTCCTTGGGCACAGGTTCTTTTACCTTCAACTTCAGGAACAGGGGCTCAAAATCAGGCGGTTGATATTAAACTTGCTCCAGGAGATACTGTATTTGGATTTTTTCTTGATGGTGATAATGCTCAAGTGCCAGTAATTATGGGCGCTTTTGGAAGAACTTCACAGGTTCCTTCAAAAGATTATAAAAATCCATTCGTTCCTTTTACTGGATATACATCTAAAGTTAAAAATGATGGTAAGAATATAGTAAAAGATCAAACAAATGAGCAGAATGCAAATTCTCAAAAGTCACCTAGACACGTTTCCACTGAACAGGCAAAAAGTCTTGGTAAGGATGAAAGAACTTATTTTACTGGAATTTCTGACATTTTAGTAGCAGGAACTGAAGATACTTCAAAAACTATAGACAAAATTGGTGCAGAAGTAACTAATCTATTAAATGCAGTTAAATCTGGTCTGAATAAAGTTTCAACATTAGTTAATATTGTAACTGATAAGATTCAATCAGTTACCAATGGTCTTGTTGGTAGTATGATTTCTGGAGTTTATAATGCTTTAGGACCAATAATAAATTCAGGATTAAAGGCATTATATCAGCAAGTTTATAATTTAGTTTTTGCCGCAACTAAATCACATCAGGTTGCTCATTTGGCAGGTGTTGCAGCGCAAACTGCAATGGTTGGTCCAGTTAATAACATTCAGCAACTTCTACCTTCTTTAGCAAATAAAGTTATTGGATCTCTTGGATCTGTAATATCTAGTCTATTAAACTCAGTAGTAAAAAATTCCAAAAGATTTAAATCTTGTGCCACTAACCAATTTAGTGGATCATTAATTAATCATATTATTAAACAAATTGAATCTGGGATGAGTAATGTTCTTGGTGGAGTACAAAAAGTTTTATCTTTAGTGGGTGGTTTTGACGTAACTAATTTCCTTCGCAATAGTATTGAATCTATTTCTGGAATTGTTGCTAAGGTTAGTAAAATTAATAAAAGTTCATTGAAAAGAGATTTGTCGGTAAAAGCTAATGAATGGATGATTGGTAGAGGATCAAAAGATGCTCCTGGTCCAGATTTTAAAGAAATCGTAAAAAGTGTAAATGCAGATAATCTTATAGAAGCTTTCGGAAATAAGAAAAAGGATTTAGAAACTGTAGCAAAAGATATTGGATCTGCTTTTGATGGATTCATGGTATCTTCTAAATCATCTTCTTCCAAATGTTATACAGGAACTCCAGTTTCGTGTAGTCCACCAAAGGTTAAAATATTTGGCAGTAAAGGAAAAGGTGCAAAAGCCGTTCCAATTATGGGAGCAGTTGTTGGGAAAGGTAAAGAAAAAACTGGTAGTGTGATTGGTATAAAAGTTACTGAAAAAGGAAAAAAGTATAATTTTCCACCATTTGTAGAAATTAGTGATGATTGTGATCAGGGATATGGTGCAGTCGCCAGAGCAATTATTAATGATGATGGTGAAATTGAATCAATCTATATGGTTTCTGAGGGTGAAAATTATCCAGTTGGTGAATTAGAACCATATTATGTTGAAAGTATTGATATTATTGAATCTGGAGAAGATTATTCAGTAGGTGATTATGCTATAGATCAATTTGATAATAAGTATGATTTGCAAATAGAAGAGGGAAAAGTCATCAATGTCTCTCCAATAAATATTATAACAGTAATTGATCCAATATCTAATATTGGACCAGTTCCTTTAACAATACCAGATAATGTAAGAACAACTACAGGAAAAGAAAGAAAAATCGAACAAATTATTAGAGTTGATGATATTCCAGAATTAGTTATTGTTAGTGAAACTGGTTTTGGCGCTATTCTAAGTACAAAATTAGAAGTTGTTCCAAGTCAAGTTGATGAATCTGGTAATTTCACAACACAACCAATTACTCAGATAGATTGTATTAATTAATATGGGCCAAAGACCTTTTAAAAAACAGAAGTGGCAGAGAAGAAATATATGTAGTCTTGGGCCTAATTTTAGGTATGATATATGCAACCCACAAATGGGGTTAGATGGGACGGATGTTTATAATTTTTATGGAGTTACTGATAAGAATGAAATATCTTTAAGTGGATTGAGTGCAGGTGGATTATCTAAGATTTATTCTGATGGATCTCTAGAAATTATTGCTGGACAAAAAAGTAAATCTACTGGTGTTGATATAGTCATCACTGGAAAAAATGGCGATGTTTGGATTACTGCAGAAAGAGATGGGGAGATTAGAATAAGAGGAAAAAATATTATATTAGATGCTGATGAAAATATAGAACTTAGTGCTGGGAAAGATATTAATTTAAAAGCAAGTGCAGGCAGAATCTTATTAAAGGCAACTGAAGCTTCCGTTGATGCTCTTTTAGGAAATCTTCCACCATTACCTATGACTTTTGGAGGAATGTGTTTCGAAGGGACTTATGTCGGAACTGATGTTTTAACAAGTACATTTACTGGTATTTTCTAATATAATGGAAAATTCTAATTATCTTAGCTTACAACAACTTTTTAACGATCGTGCCACATTTTATGCTGGAATGATCATTTATGGTGATGTTGAACTAGAGAAAGCGATAGATCAATTAGTTGATACTGCAGAAAATTGGGAATTTGAAAATCCAGTTTTAAAACTTGGATATGTTGGAATAGAATCTGATAATCAATTATTTAAATTTGGTGATGGAGAAACACCTTGGAATGACCTTCCTTATGCATTAAGTCCTTCAGCACAAGGGACTGCAGGTTTTCAGGGTTGGCAGGGTGTTCAAGGTTTGCAGGGTCTTCAGGGACAAGGCGACCAAGGTATTCAAGGAACCCAAGGACCTTTAAGTAATTTTCAAGGAACCCAAGGACCTTTAAGTAATTTTCAAGGAACGCAAGGTCTTCAAGGTCTTCAAGGTAATCAAGGAATTCAAGGCACTCAAGGTTCTTTAAGTAATTTCCAAGGAACACAAGGAACACAAGGATTACAAGGAAATCAAGGGACACAAGGTACTCAAGGATTGCAAGGAGATCAAGGTACTCAAGGTCTTCAAGGTATTCAGGGAGATCAAGGAGTTCAGGGAACTCAAGGTGGTCAAGGAACTCAAGGTACTCAAGGTCTTCAAGGTATTCAGGGAGATCAGGGAGTTCAGGGAACTCAAGGTGATCAAGGAATCCAAGGTCTTCAAGGTATCCAAGGCACTCAAGGAATTCAGGGAACTCAAGGTGATCAAGGAATCCAAGGTCTCCAAGGTATTCAAGGTGACCAAGGTACCCAAGGTATTCAAGGTACTCAAGGC